CGATGAGCAGGCGGACCGTGACCATCAAGTGTGACGATGGCGTCGACGTCTCCGACGGTTACCACACGTTCGGCGAGCTGTACGACCACCGGTGCCGCCTGTACATGACCCTGTGTCGGTTCGCCAAGGTGGCAGGTCACCGCGTCTGGTTCAGCCGCGCCCACAGCGACGGAACTGACATGCCGGGGTGGTTCGTGCTCGGCATCTGGACGGACCCTGGCGAGCAGCTCACGTATCACCTGCCGCAGTCGCCGTTCTGGCCGGAGTGCAACGCCGCGGGATTCGAGCACCGCGAGCGCGCGCCCGAATTCGACGGCCACACGTCTGCTGATGTGGTCGCAAGGCTCGCGAGGCTGAAACCGTGACCGCGACGCCCGACCTCGTCCCAACGCTCGCCTCCTTCGCGAAGGTACGCCGCCCAGGCGCCACCGCCGAGCGCGACGCCATCCTGGCCGGCCAGGTTGAGCACATGCGCACCGAGGGGGCCCGGCGCCTCCTGGCTTCGGGCCTCACTGTCGACGTGCAGCCGCCCGAGCTCCGCAGCGAGACCGCCTTCGTGTTCGAGGCCACGGCCAAGACCCGCTGGCCGCACCGCGACTACACGCGCCCCGTGCGCTGGACAGAATGGGTCCACATCTTCGGGCCGCGCGTGGCCGAGATGATCAGCGACGGCCGCACGCTGCTCGCCACGGCCTCCCATGAGGGGACGCGCGTGATCCTCGGGTTCGCGCTGTGGGACCAGTTCGACGTGCTGGGCATGCTGTACGTCAAGAAGCAGTTCCGCGGCGCCGGCATCGGCCTGCGGCTGCTCGAGGCGGCCGGCGTGGACCTGCCGCTCAAGGTGCTGGCCGAGACGGCTTGCTGGGGGCGCTGGGTGAAGTGCCACGGCATCCCGACGGTCCGGATCGAGGAAGTCGACCTGTCGAAGTGGAAGCGGGACCGGGCGCAGGTCGAGCGGTTATCGCTCGGGCGGACGGCCGTGGATGACGACTTGCTGTCGGGCGCCGGCAGCGTGGAGGTGGACGAGTGACCGACGAAGAACGTGCCTTTCAGCCACGTGTGACGGTCGGGAGTCGAGTGCCGTGCCTGTCCTGTAGTGGCTCAGGCGTCAACTTCTGGATTGACGGCGTGACATGGATCAAGCACCCGGTCGTGTGCCCAGCCTGCGACGGCTCTCGCCAGCAGACAGTGATCGAACCGCCCCCGCCTGAGGAGGTCGCCGGATAGTGTGCCGAGCGACGAATACAAGCGCCTCGCGTCCCAGCTCGCCGGCCTCCAGTCGCCGCGCAGCGCATACGAGCGCTTTCGCCGCATCCTCGGCCCCGAACAGCTGGCGCTGTGCGAGGACGACTCGCCGCAGATTGCCGCTCACCCTGGCAGGCGCGCCGGGAAGACTACGAGCATCCTGGGGAAGGCCCTGCGCTGCTTCGGCGCGCGCCCAGGTGCCCGCGTCGCCTACTTCGCCCCCACCGATGACCAGGGCTTCGGGATCGTCTGGGACGACCTGCTCAAGCACAACCACCGCCACCGACTCGGCCTCGAGGCCCACAAGTCCGAGCTCGCTTTCACGAGCGGCGCGTGCCGGTTCGAAATCTTCGGCTTCTACCAACAGAAGGACGTGGAGCGCGCGCGTGGCCGGCACTTCGACCTCGCCATCGTCGATGAATCGCAGCTGGGGCCTGACTGGTTCTCCTACTTCCTGTCCGACGTCCTCAGCCCCGCCCTGCTCGACTACAACGGCCAACTCGTACTCATCGGGACACCCGGACCCGCTGCTTCCGGCCCGTTCTTCGACGCCTGCCACGCTCTCGAAGGGTGGAGCAACCAGCATCATTGGACGTGCGCGCAGAACCCGTTCTTTGCAGGCCGCGACCCGCTCGCCGAGGCCCGCCAGCGATACCACCTCACGCCCGACTCCATCACGTACAAGCGCGAGTGGCTCGGTCAGTGGATCGTCGACCCGGACGCTCTGGTCTACTACATCCCGCCTCCCGCGCTGCGCCCGTGGGATGGCAAGGCGTTCTCGCACGTCTACGGCCTGGACCTCGGCTGGAACGACGCCGATGCCATTTCGCGGATGTCCATCTCGCCCGACCGCTCCGTCTCGCACCTGACGCACATGGAAGCCACCAGCCAGCAGACCAATCACCAGCTCTTCGCGAGGCTCCGCGCGCTGCAAGCTGAGCGACCGGGGCCAGTGGTGTTCGACCCGGCCGGCCACGCCACGCGGAAGACCATCGAGACGTTCGCCGTTGACGCGCCCGAGATTCAGTGGGTGATGGCTGAGAAGACCAGAAAGGTCGAGTTCATCCAGCTCTTGAACGACGACCTCAGAGCCGGCAAGACCTACGTCGACCCGCAACTGGCCGCGCTGATGGTCAAGGAGGCCACGCGGCTGCGCTGGAAGAAGCCGGGTAAGCTGGCCAGCGACGCCGCACACTCGGATCCCGGCGACGCCTGGCTGTACCCGTGGCGGTACGCGCGGGACATGCTGCGCGAGTTGCCAGGGGATGCGCCGCCGCCGGTGGTCAAGACGCCCTACGAGGTGGCCATGGAGCGAATGCAGCGAGAGCAGCAGCAGGGCGGAATCATGCGGGCGCGAGCGGCGAAGGCCCGAAGGGAGGCGTTCTCTTGACGTGCAATCATCGGAAGCTGTCGTTTGGGCGCTCGCCGTGTGCCACTCCAGGGTGTGAGAACGCATTTCCTGGCGAGTATTTCATCACCATGGAGGCGCTGCCTGGAGCCGGATCGGCGGCGGATTTCTCCCGTATCTACCTCGGGCCGGACGGCATGCCCGTCCACGGAGTGGCTGGCTTCGTTAGGCGAATGTGGCGCCGCGAGCAAGATGAGACAGGGTGGCTCTTTGGCATGGCCTCGGCGATTACTGTCCCGTCGAAGAGCGCCGAGGAAGTCTGCCGTGAACTGTGGCGTGAGGCCGAACTGTGTGCCCTTGGCACCGATGAAGTGGAGGCGCAGCCGTGACCGACCCAGCAACCAAGCCAGACGACGCCGACCAAGACTCCACCGAGCGCGAACTAGTCGACATGATGTCGCGCCTCATCCGCGCCGCCGCCGACGTCCGCGGTCACAGCCCGTCGCGCGCCAACGCCCACGGCAATTGCGTCCACTGCGCGGCGACTCGACAGGCGACGGCGTTCGTGCGGGCGATGCAGAGCGACGACGGCACGGAGATCGAGGAAAGCAGGATCGTGCGGCCATGAGGGTTGTGATTGATACAGCGGTGATCTGGCGCGGTCTGAAGACCGAAATCCGCCGCTACTTTCCGGGCGTCTGCGGCGGCTATTTCAACGGCACCTCGCTTCGGCACTGCGGGGACGAAGCTGACGCTGCGCGAGGCTTCTGCTCAAGGTGTCTCCGTGAGCAGCGTAAGGCAAGGGACAAGCAATCATGAGCGACGAGACCACCGACCCTACCGACCCCACCGAGAACTCCGAAGCCGAAGTCACCGACACCGACCAGCCCGAAGAGCGCATGCAGCGCACCGGGAGCGGCCCGCGTTGGTGCGAGGCGCCGAACGCCGAGGAGAACGAAGCCGGCGACCTAGACGCGGTTGATCTCGTGCAAAAGCTCAACCGAACCGTCGACGAAATCGAGCAGTCGCAGGACGAGAAGAATCGCCGCGAGTGGATGGCCTACGACCTCGAACTGTACACAGGCGACCGCGTGACCGACCTCGACGCCGCGTCCGAGGTGTTCGCCCGCATCGACGCCCGCGAGGGGAACGGCCAAATCTTCAACAAGGCGTATCAGCTCGTCGGCACCGTTCGGAACCGAATCTGCTCGTTCCGACCGCGCGCGCAGTTCGTCCCGTCCAGCGGCAACGGCAAAGCCAAGCGCGCCAGCAGGTACATGACCGAGCTGTCCGACGCTTGGGCTGACCACGTCGGCTACCAGAAAGAGGCGTCGCTGAAGATGCGCGACCAGCTCACGTGTGACCTCGGCTGGATGAAGGTCTACGTCGAGGACGGCGACACGAAACTGGCCCGCTTTCCGCCGTGGGAGCAGCTGTGGGACAAGGAAGATGGCAAGCTCGGCGACCCGGAGTGCCGCTACCACGTCCGTCGCATTCCCACCGTAGCCGCTGCCGCGATGCTCGGCGTGGATCCCGAGGAGCTTGCCGGCCAGTCGTCGAGCAACGGGAGCCTGATGGCCGGGGCCATCGGCGCGAGCAACACCTTACAGAAGGTTCGCGTGATCGACGCCTACCAGCGCGGCCCGAACGGCAGGCACGTCATCGTGGTCGGCAACAAGCTGCACACGGACGAGGATTGGCACTACGACGGCATTCCGTTTATCACGGGCGTCTTCGACGAGAAGCATGTCGGCGTGAGCGGGCACAGTGTCGTGTCGCTGACCAGGGCGGCTCAGGTCGAGTTGAACGAGCAGCAAATCACCTTGCGCGAGGCACACCACCAGAGCGCGACTAAGATCATCCACACGAAGAAGGGCGAGAATGCGCCGACGGGCCTGAACAACGCCTACGTCGCGGTGGATGAGTACGTGAACACCGCTGCGACGGTCGAGACGCCGCCAGCGCTCCACCCAGAGGCGTAC